GCGTATCACAAACGGCGGTTTTCTTTATATTGTCAAGTGTGGACGGCAGCTATTTGTCGCCGTCCTCCTTCTTCGGCTCAACATAGAAGGTCTCGTCCTGAGCCACCGTGATGCCGCACTTCGCCATCGCCGCGCCCATCGGCATGGTAACATCGTCGCCGTCAGTCACCACCACGCTCTCAGCGTCCCTGTCGGCGAGCAGCTTGTCCTTGGCTATCTCCTCCGTCTGGCGGGTGTAGCCTGGCAGGAAAGCCTTCACCAGCTGCAACGCGCTCGCCCATGTGAAGCCCTTCAGCGTCTTCAGCTTCGGCGTGCCTGTGCGGAAGCCTATCACGCCGTGGGTCATCTCCAAGCTCTTCTTCTTCGCGAACAGCTCGTCTTGGTTCTCGGTGGCGTATGCCTGCAACGTGTCAAAGGCGGTGTCGCGCTCCGCCTCAAGCTCGCTGAGACGGCTCGCCCACTTCTCCCTGATTTTCGCGCACTGCAGCTCTATGTCCGCCGTAATCTTGCCCATCTGGGCGTCTGCCTTCGCATACTGTGCGAACGCCTCGTCAGCGGCCTCTCGCGTAACGCCGCTGATGATTGTCTTTTTCGTTCTTTTTCCCATTGTCATTTTGTTTTTTGGGTTGTTTTTATATGTTTACATGTCACGTATGATTTCCTTGCCGTCCCGCTTGCGCCGCATGGCGCGCAGCTTCGTGTTCAGGCGGTTCAGCTCCTCGATGTCTAACTTGCGGAACTCCTTGCCCGCTATGCGCCTGTCTTCGCAAAAGGCGTTCACACGCTGCCAGTCGGCGGTGTCCACGCCCCACAGCTGCATCTGGTGCAGTACGCCGCTGCGGGCCTTGCGCAACGCCTGACGCTGCGCCTGTCTGCGCTCGTCGTAGCCCGCCACGCTCTCCATGTCGCGACACATCCTGTCATATTCCGACACGCACATAAGGTGCAGGTGCGTGGTCCTGCCGTTCGTGTACTGCTCCACAAGGGTCTCCTTGTCCGCGCCGGGCAAACGCTTCAGCAAGGCATAGAAACGCCCGTAGCTCTCCACGCCTAACATAACGCCATTCTTTGTCTTTTCCATAATGTTGCTTATTTTGGGTTCAACTTGCTTCGTCTTAGCCTTTCGGGTATCACCACCGTCCAGTTGCAACGGCGGCAGCACTCGCCTTGGTTCTTTATGGGATATGGGTTGTTGCCATATCCCGTAAACTCCTTGCCGCAGATGCAGTATTTGAAAGTCTTTTCACTGCCCATGGCCATGCCTCCCTTTCCTCGGTTTCCACTCCACTGTCACATCCGCATCCAAGTCGCCGCTGCCCTTGCATAAGGGACACTTCAGATACTCCCACTCATGGGTCGTGGCATCGCGGCGCAACACCTCGCCCTGACCCTTGCAGTAGCCGCAGCACAGGCCGCGCACCACCAACCGCTCCGTCACCGTATCACATGGGAGGTTCACGATGTCGGGAGCCGACAACGCTATTATGCTCACGCTCCTGCTCATTCCTCGTCCTCCCTATCGTTGCGCGCTCCGCCTATGCAGGTAAGCGCCATCACCGTGTCTATGGCCAATATCGCCACCACTATCGCTGTTATCATATCACTTTGTTTTTGATTGTTGTTTGTTCCATCTTGACTTCCATATCTCACCGCCCTTCTTCAACCGCTCGTCACCGGGCTTGAAGCGGTACGCCGCAACAGCCGTGCCGCCCTTCTTGAACGCACCGGGATGACCCTTGCGACGAGCCGACATCTGAGCCCATAAACGACGCTCTTCCCATATCCGCGCAAGCCACGCCGGGTCTTTCGACAATCCCAGCTCACGAGCCTTACGTATCATCGTGCGAACAGACACGCCAAGCAGGCCGGCAAGCTCCGCGTTCAGCATCCGCGGATAATGACGCCGCAAGTCCGACAGCATAACGGGGTTCCAAAAGATGCGCACAGAATAGCCCCTGTGCTCCATCGCCCTGCCGTAGGACGGGTGCAGGTACACACCGTCCGGCTTCTTCACATATACACTCATAATTCAAAATATCAAAATTCAAAACTCAAAAATCCTAATTCTTAACGCCCCAATACGCCTCCGCCCTCTCCGGCCATATCGTGTAGTAGCCAAGCTCACCAAACGTCCTGCCCTTCGAGAACGCACGGTAGCCCTCCACCCATATCTTCAAGTCGGCGGTGTACATCGCGCTGCGAGCACTCCGCCCCGTCGGACTCGTGCCGTCGCACTGGCTCACGAATATCAGCAGCTTGTCCCTGTGGCGCGACACGAACTTCATGTAGCCCTTGAACGTCAGCTCCGCATACTGGAACGAGTCCACCACTACCACATCGGCACTCTTCCTGCGGCGCAGACGCACGTCAAGCTCCTCCATGCCCTCGCTCACCAGCACGAACCGCCTGGCCACCTCGCTCATGCCCGTCCGGGCCAAGGCGTTGCGCATCGTCAGGCACGTGCCCTCCTCAAGGCTGTCGAAGCACACCCTGCCGAAACGCGCCAGCTCCTTGCACAGGTCGAGCACGAAACTGGTCTTGCCGCTCCCGCTCCTGCCCCAGATGAACCACACGCCACGGCTCTCCGGCTCGCCGAAGGCCATGCGCCACTCGTCGCCCATCCGCAGCGTCTCGTAACGCTTCGACAGCACCTCGGCCACCGACGACGCACGGCGCAGCTTCTTCGTTGTCTCTTCTTTGTCCATCGCTCAAACAACGTTCAAACACCGTTCAATTCTTATTTTTCATTTTCTCCCTGTGTACGCACTTCTTCACCCTCCGCAGGTCGAAGTCGTAGCCCTCCGCGTCCTTCACCACCTCGGCTATCGCCTTGCGGTCGGTCACGCCGTTGGCCACGCACACGGCATATACGTCCTGGGCCGACGTGCGCTCCAACTCGAAGAACTTCCTGCCTATCCGCGAATGTATCTCGTTGTAGCCCTTCTTGTCGTAGCGAAGACCCATCTGCATCCTGTGCTTGATGTACGACGTGCTGAAGAATACCATGCCGCACTTGTCCTCAAGCCTGTTGTACAGCTCTATGAAATAGTGGAACACACGCTCTGGCAGCTTGTCGGCCTCGTCGAACAGCAGAACGGGGGCACTCATCTGAACCAACGAGCCTGTAACGGTGTCTAACATCTCACGTATCGTCATGCCGTCGGTCTTGATGCCTATACGCTTCGCCATGTCGCGCACGAAGTCGCTCCTCCGCATATCCTCCGAGCACAGCATGTAGAAGGCCTCGCTGTGCTCCTTCGCATACAGACGAGCCATCGTCGTCTTACCGCAGCCGGCATCGCCAACTACCCACGTAACGTTACGCCACTCCTGAGCGTCCCCCATCGCATACGCCATCTCCTGCGCAGCGGTGGTCTCCACTATCTGCCAGTCGTCCGAGGCGGCAACGCCCACCTGGGAGCCTATCTTCTTCCACATCTCGTCGCTGATGAGCTCCCATTTGCCTTGCTGTATCGCGCTCAGCGTGGCCGCGCTCGTGCCGTCCAAACTTGCAGCGGCCTTGTTCTGGCTGCCGTACTTCTTCACGTAAGCCGACAACGCCGCGCTGATCTGTCTTTTCTGTCTTTCGTCCATCATTCTGTTAATCGGTATTTTTTTGAATGGTTAAATAGGTATCTTGTATGTGTCTCGTGTGCCTCGCGTGTCTCGCGCATCCCCCTTCACAGCATCCCCGCCATCCTGCGCTCCGGCACTTTCGGCGGAAGCCCAAGCTCCGCGTCCACGCCGTCCGTGGGCGGCATCCAGTCGGCGAGGCTCACCGACTTCATCCGCCGGCCGAGCTCCAGCTCCTCGGCGGGCTCCATGCCGTACTTCCGCAGGCGGCGCGCTATCTGACGCTGCAGGTCGGCGGGCAAGCCCTTCAGCTCGGGCGACCGCAGGCCGTGCTGCTCCGGCACCACGCCGTACTCCGCCTCTATCTCCCTCGCGGCCACGCTGCGCTCCACCCTGTCTTGAAGGTTGGCATCCTGCTCCTGCCTGATGAACTTCGCCTCGCCCTCCTCCTGGTCTTGCAGGGCGCGGTGTATCACCACGTAGGGCTCAGCCACCCTCTCGAAGCGCAGGCTCCCGTCGGCGGCCTGCGTGTAGAGCCTCACGCTGCCGAAGTCGTAGGGGTCGTAGGCCACCGTGAAACGCTCGTAGGTGTGCCGCCTGCGCCACTCGTGGTCGGGAACGCCGGGCGACGAGAACACCTCGTACTGCCGCTTACGACCCTTCACCGTAATCTGTATGCCTTGATCCGTGAACGTGGACGGCTTGTCCGTGAACACCCAGAACATGTCCACCATGTCCCACGGCGTCACCTCCGGCGTGTCCTCGTTCACGCCCCGCTCGTACATGTCTATCCTACGCTCGCCGGTGGCGGGGTGCAAGCCCTCGTTCCACTCCCTGCGGGCGGCGGCGTAGGCGCTCTTCAGCTCGTCCAGCGTGTACAGGCTCTCCTTGTTGGCCTCGATGAACTCCACGTTCGGACGGCTCGTGTCTTTCTTCGCCGTCACGTTCTGGCCCGTGAAACGCCAGTCCTTGTGAAGCACCTGGCTCTGAAACCTGCCGAAAACGCTCTCTATGGTCTTCGACTCGCCGTTGTACGGCTGCGTCGTCCTGTGCACCCTGCATATCTTGTCGAGCAGGCCGCCGCTGTTCAGACGCTTGTGGCCTCCCTGGTTGTCATGCACTATCTCGTAGGGCTTGTGGCCGCTCTTCTGTATGGCCATGCGGTAGGCGTGGTACTGCGCCTCGTAGTCCTCGGTGTCGCTGATGTGGTAGCCGAGAAGCACCTCCGTGGCCGCGTCCATCACCTCATACACCTGCGTAGTCCTGACCTTGCCGCTCTCGTCCCTGTAATACAGGTTCAGCTTCGTGCCGTCGCCGTACCACAGGCTGTCCCTGCGCTCCGGCAGGGCGGTCCTGTGCTTCCTTGAGAACTTCTGCCGCGCGGCCTGCTCGCCGTGCACCGCATCGTACCACAGCGGACGCACCGCCGCGCTCTCCAGCCACTTCTTCAGGCCGCTCAGGCTCCTTATCGGCTTCCAGCCGCGCTCGCGGGCTATCTCGTTGGCCTTCTCCCACAGCTGCCTGTCGGTATAGACCGGCACACGGCTGCGCTTCAACGCCACTATCTGACGGCCAAACTCCTCCGTCAACTTCAACGCCGCACAGTTGCCCAACTTGCCGCTCACAAGGCTCGCATAACCCTCCTCCTTGAACTGCCTTATCTTCGACTTCAGACGGCTCGCGCTGACGGGCAACGTGTGGCGGCACGCCTCGCGCAACTGCTCGCTGCTCGCGAATATCACGTCCCACGCTCCCGCCATGCCCGTGTTCAGCGACGAGCGGATGGCCTTGCGCTCGCCCATCAGACGAACAAGCTCGCCCAGCACCGAGGCGTTCACCGTGTACTCCTCTATCAGACGCTCCGACAGGTGCTGCTCCTCGCCGTCCCTGCCCTCGTAGGTGTAGCCCTCATACCACGCCCTCGCGGCAGCGTCAATCCTTATGCGCTCACGCATAGACTGCTTCCTCATGATCTCCTCCGGCTCGCCGTAACGCTCCAAGAAGCGAACACGGTACTTCATCGGAAGGCTCTGCCACACATACAACGCAACGCCGCCCTCACCGCCGCCGCGACGCGCACTAAGCACGTTGCCGCGCTGCACGTTCTTCATCAACGTGCCACCACGCATCACAGGGTCTTTGCCTCCCGTAAGCTCGGCAAGCGTCACACACAGCATCTTGTTGTAGTACTCCATAGCCTGTCACTCTGCCGTCCACTCAAATCTTTGAGACGCGCTTCTGGTAAGCCTCAAGGTCGCGCACCGTCGTGCCCTCGTGGGTCTCCACCAACCTGCCGCTCGCGTCACGAAGCTCAAAATGGCCCGTCCGCTTGTCGCACTCCCACATCCAGCCATTGTCGAAATGTTGGCGCATCCAGCCGCCAGCGTCATGGACCACCTCGCTCGCAGGAAGAGTCAGCAGCACGAAACCGCCACGCTGCAACGCCAGCGAACGGATGCGCGCCGCCAATGGCGTGTTCCCACGCTTCTCGTCAAACGTCAACGCCAAATAAACCATCTGGCCGCTCACCTTGAAGGCCTTCCTCAGAAAAGCCTTCTGCTCTCTCGTAACTGATATTACCTTCTTCATCTTTGCTTGATTTTTTGTTGTCGTATATTTCGTGGGGTGGCGGGAATCGAACCCGCGGACGATTCTTCCCGTCCGTCGTCCAGACCGCCCCCGCCCGTCTTTCCGGGCTGTCATAACAGGCTTATTAAAGTTCCCTTTTCCTACGCCGCCTTGATATTTCTCGTCGTATCTCCCTTTCGGGAAGGCTGGTGAGGGACCGCTACCTCTCCCGCCACCTTCTGACCACCTCCACGCAGGCCGAGCGGAACACGGCCGCGCTCACCAACGCGCCCGAAAGCAGCACGCAGCCCACCGCCGCATGGCCGTCCATGAAAGTCCTCGCGGCGTTGAAGCCGAAAAACGCGCCGCAATACACGCTCATGAACAAAATGCCGCCCAGCCATCCGTTCGGCTCCTCGCTCAGCCAGCGGCCTTCTTCTTTCTTCTCTTTCATTTTCTTTAATCGTTTAAATTCGTTTAACTCGCGCCTTTTTCGTAACTTTGGCGCACTGTTTTATTTCAAACACGCTGCAAAGTTAAACAAAATGAGTAAAACAGCAAAACAAAATGAGAATTATTTTCTCGATAGACTAAACTTTTTGCGAATATGGACAAAAAAGAACGGCTTTTAAAGCTGATAGAACACTTTTCAAACGGTAATAAAACATCGTTTGCTACAATGATTGGAGTTTCGCCACAAGGGTTGAGTACATGGTTAACTCGTGAAACTTTCGATATAGAGCGTATTTACTCAAAATGCGAAAACATAAATGCTGATTGGCTTCTTACGGGACGGGGTGAAATGCTGAAGAGTGACGCCGATGAGCCGCAACCTCCCCTCGTCACCACCAATCCCGCGCTCGGCGCACCATATTACGACGTGGACTTCATCGGAGGGTTCGACGAGGTGTTCAACTCGCAGGTCTCCGTCCCATTCACCAACATCATAATAAGGGGCTTCGAGAAGGCGCAGCTATGGTGCAACGTAACGGGACACTCCATGGAGCCGGAGATAAACCACGGCGACATCATCGGGCTGCACGAGTGCGCCGTCAGCGACATACAGTACGGAGAAATCTACGCCGTCGTGCTCGACACGCTCCGCACCATCAAGATCCTGCGCAAGTCCAGCGACCCGCACTCCCTACGCTACGTGCCGATCAACACCGCCGACTACGACGAGCAGGACTTCCCCATCTCGCGCATAATAAAGGTGTACGAGGTCATCGGCTCCGTCAAGAAGTTCTTCTGACAACACGCCCAAAACGCCCCGAAACACGGTCACACGCACGTTTTCGGGGCTTTTTCATGCCTCGTACAGCCCGGAAAGCCCGATGAGAAGCCACTTTCGCCCTTTTGAATCACCGCCAAAAACGCCGCGAAAAGCGTGTATTATCCCTACCCGAAAAACGGAAAAAGCCCGAAAAAACAACTTTTTTCGGAAACATGGCGGGGGCAATCCATAAAAAACCATGTTAAAAGTGTCCACCCTCGTGTCCACCCAATCGATACATTTCGTTTTTCCATGTCCACCCAAATGTCCACCCAAGTGTCCACCCTCTCCCCCTTTTTAACATTTCAAGACCTCGAAAAACACCCCTCCAAACCCCCGAAAACAC